CCCTGTACCCTTGCACCGACCTCCATGCCTGAACGGTCGCCATAGGCTGCGTCGGCATCTCCGGGAAGGTTACCGCCAATCAATGCTCCAAGCTGGATGCGGTTGCCTGTCTTCGGCACGTCTTCACGTACTCCGAAAGTGCGGTTCTCCTTCCTGCAACGACCAGTCCATATCACGCGCTTCTCACCGTCCTTGAACGGTGTGGCTTCCGATACTTCGTATATCGTGCATCTGTGCGGGAACCTTATATTATTTATAGCTGGCATACTCGTTTTTCTATTCTACTCCGACTATTTCGGCCTTGATGTACTTGCCACATCTGCGACACATGAACCGTATTTCAACAATGCCATTGATGGATTCTACGTCAGCCAATTTCTGCCTGCAGTTAGGACAGCACAGCATATAGGTCTTTCGTGCCGTCTGGTCGGCATCAATATGTACGTCTGCGCGAACTCTTGGCATTTCTTCCTCCTCCATAATTCCTGATGTCGTGAAGGCCACCACAAATCATGCCCCACTTGTCCTTGCCTACAGCGGGTTCATCCCACTTGGCAAAAAGTTCGTTGGCCATTTTCAAGTAGCCTTTCAGAACGTTGGCAGACATTGTTTCACCACCCTCGCTGTGACTCCAGTCACCGTCCTTGTCACTAATCTTGGAAGATGTGGTAGGACTGCCTGAAAGCCAAACATACAGCCAAGCGGTAGAGAGGTCAACCTGCTTTTCAGACAAGCTATCGTACTCGCTGCCTGGAGTAATCTTTAAGCGCTTACAGATGCTCTTTAACGCGGTATCACTGATACTAACGTTGACAACACCACGGAGATAATCCTCTATGGTGTAGCTCTCTTGGGCGTTGGCATTGGTCTGTTCTTCGTTCATCACTAATCAGCTTTTCTTTGGAATTTGAAGAAGGGACGGCGGTAGTGCCGCCCCTGTTATTCTCGTATCGCTAGTGGCTCATACATTTAGGCATCCACATAAGTCTTCACGAGACCGTACTCACGCAGGCTGTTGAATACAGGACCAGCGTAGAGCTCGAACTGCACAGTGTTCTGGATGGGGTCTTCCTCCCACTTCGACAGAGCTGCGATGCGGCCTTCAACGAAGTGGTACATCTTCGACGGGTCAATGCCACCCCAGCGCTGACGGTCAAGCCAGATGCTGTTGGTACACTTGATCTCGAACATCTTCTGACCACTGTATGCAGCAACCATGTTGTGAACATCGAATGCAGGTGCATCGGCGACGGGCTGGCCGTCTTCCTCGTGCATGGTCTTGAAGTCGATGACGTGGAAAGGCCATACGCCACGGCTGTGCATGAAGTCAAGCAGCTCGGTACGTGTGGTAACGTAGTCGTTCTGCGAGATGTTCAGCGTACCACCGCTCAGGCTTGCGAGATAAGCCGCACGGTTGGCGAGGAAAGCACGCTTCACCGAAGGATGGTCAACAATCTTCCAGAGCAGAGCCTTGGAAATCTTCCAGTGGTCAACCAAACGACCCTGTACGTCAGTCAGAATCTCCTGAATGGTCAGGATGTCGTGAATGACGTCAACCTTCTTACCACCGACAGTTTCCTGTGGGTCGCCGTTGGTATCGAACCAATACGGGTCAACGGTGAAGAACTGGTTCTGGTCGAACTCGAAGGTGAAGTCATACTTCGTACCGTCAACGCTGGCCTCGTGAATCTCACCAGTAGATGCGAGCTCAAGACACATGTGGCTCAGCTCATTGTGCATACCACCGAGGATATTCTCAGAGTTGGTCAGCAGAGAGTCGTAGATGAGGTCACCCCAAGGTGTACCCTGGTTGTTCTTCGCGTCACGCAGCTTGAACAGGTCGTCCTCGTCGATACCGAATCCGTGACCGAACTTCGGTGTTGAACCGCCGTAGAACTTCCAGCCCTGCGTGTTGCGCAACGGCTTGCGAGAATGAGTACCAAGCAAGCTGGCACGTGCGAGGATGGGAACGGTCTTCTCGCCCTGGCTCCAAGTACGGCTGTCACTGGGATTGCCCCAAGTGCCAAAGTCACGCCAGATAGCGTTGTTGTACTTTGCATTCGCGGTATCCATGATGACCTTGAAATTGTCACCATCGACGTAGCGGCGAATGTCGTACAGATTATAGAGAGATGAATTTCTGTTTGCCATAATTCAGTTCCTTTCTTTACTTTCGGTTACTCCAAACAAAAGTACAGCCAGCGTCGGCAAGAGCCTTCTTGATGGCATCGGTAATGGGAGGACACCTGCGCTCCAGCACAGGGGCCAAGCTTGAGTAGGCTCCGTCACCGTCAACACTGATGGCCTTCTCGTCACGAACGACGTCATAAGGCAGCAGACGGTTAGGAACAGCCTTGATAGCAGCCTTGCCACCGTCAATGTCGACAACCTCTACGAGGATGTTGCCAGCAGCGAGGCCGGTAAGAGCAGCACTAAGGGTAATCTCGTCACCATCAATGGCGGCGATAGTGGCAAAAGCGCCACTTGCATACTGAGTGGTCAGCGTGTCGTTGATAATGGCTACCTTCATGCCCACCTTGACAGCAGGAACATTGAGGCCAACCTTCTCAAGCGTTACCTTAGTAGCATCGCCTGAATCAACGGCAGCAACCTTCGCGGTGATCAAAG